ATTTGTCGAGTGATATGAACAGCTTTTGGTTTACGAATTGACGGTTTATTGATGGGTTTAAAGTACGCGGTTGATTCCGCATCTTGTGGGCATTGATTCGTAGAAGTGGTCTGGTGTGTTGTAGACTCCTTCTGAGTTGAAGTCGTATAGGCCACCTTCTTTGAATGCATTTGCTGAGTTGCGTAGTTCTGGACGCCAATTTTTTGTTTGGTAGCGTTCGCATTCCCATAGGATTTCACATGGAATTCGTCCTGTGACGTATAGATTCAGATACGAATCTGAATTGTTTTCGGTAGGTACTGGAATTTTTGCGACTTTGACAAAAATAATGCCAGGTGGATGTTCCATTGGCAGTGTTCCATCTGATGTATCCAGTAGTGTATGATGGTCTGTACGTGGAGTTTTCACCCAAATAGGATTGGCTCTGCAGATTGGTGTGGAGTTCCATGCTTGATTTGGATACATCCAAATATTTTTTAGACGCGCTTTACTTGAAACAGTGGCTCCGTCGTAAACTTCGCATGCATTGTATCGAGTAAGGTCGATGTCGATGTTGCGCACGGTAACGAATTTATCTGATTTACTGTATTCACTCGAGTCGTAAGCTAGCGTATGTAGATCGATGCCACTGCATGCATCATTGACGGGCCCAACTGAGTAGCCAATTCGTTGCACAGCGTGTTCTTTGGTGTGATCTTCTGTTGGAAGGAATTGATTCTCGTTGTTTTTTTCATTTTTTCTATGTGTGCCTGGTGGTCCGTAAGTAACTACTACTGGACCGCGTTCTTTTGCTGGTTCTGCTTCATTTACTGTGTCTCCTTTGTATCCTAATCCAGGACCAGGCATCCATGTGCTTGGTTTTGAATACGGTGGATATCGTTTGTAAACGTACTCATTGGTAGACGAATTCCATGTGGCATACAGCCTACGAGTTGTAATCAATGGATTATAGTCTGCCTGTGGTGGAGCATATGCTCTGTCATTGTATACCCAGCCACAATTGAAGTCAAAATTAAAGCTAGTTTCTTCCCCTGTTCTTAGGACTTGATGAGTGGCACTTTCTAGTATGAACAGAGGAGAATCTAGACGTAGCATTTTTTCAACGTCAAGAGGTGTTACCTCATCTTTGGATTCGTCTACCAGCTCACGGTTGTCTTGGTAGTATGCATACTGTGTTAGCTTCCATACATTATTAGGAAGCTCCGGCATAGTTCCGTCATCCCATGGATGTTGTGAGTATGGGAATTGATGTGAACCATCGCAAAATATATGCACACCTGCTGTCAGATCATTGTTGTACAGTGTGTCTGCACCCAATGTAACAATTTGCTTGATCTGTAGATTATAGATTTTCACGTTCATTTTGACTAGTCGCCAGCGTTTATATTCATTGGTGAGACGTTGCCAGTCTTGTGGGGAAAAATGACTAGAGTATGCATTGAAATTAAAGTGACCCCATGGTGTCGCTATTCCTTCCCACATGCTGAACCCATTTTGGTTGTTTTTTTCAGAGGCCATTTTTGTGTATTTGTGTCCATTGTAAATTGGACAAAACCACTGTCTAGTGTTGGTGGTAATGATATATCTGTCTGTGAAGACGCAGCCTGCTTTCCACCCGCCGGTGCTGACTCCCACTCCATGTCCTCCACTTCCACCACCGGAATTAGCGCCTGATTGTCCCCCTCCTCCTGATCCAGCTGCTCTTGGTTGTCTAGAAATGACATCGTCTCCTCCGTCTGGTTGGTCGTTGTTGTCGTTCGTGTTATCCATTTTAGGGACTTTACTTTTGCGATTCGATCTCGCAAAATATAACTTACGTTTAGCAGCCCTGTCTGCTGCGATGGCTTGTTTGGACGTGCCAGGACGCTCGTTATCGTTTGATAACGAAGGAGCAATTGCTTGTTTTGCTTTAAAGACTGCGGACCCAACGATGGTTCCAAATGACCAGTCGTTACGCAAATCAGATATAAATTGTAAATCAGCTTTATTAAAATTCAAATACGGATTTTGACCTTTGTCTATATACGATTGATAAGCAAAATCGTGATTTCGAGCAGCTTTATCAGCCTCATTTATTGGTTCACCATTATCAAGCGAGTTAAACGGACCAAGATAACGATAGCCAGGAATTACCCAACCACCAGGTTTACGATTAGTTGGCGCCATCAACTTCCATGGCTGCCTCTAGCATGTCCTCGTCACTTATGTCCTGTATGGGAACAGGTTTTACATTAGCTAAATGTTGACCATATACATCATCCCAATAAGCACACCTAGCGCATGGTTGTCCATGTTTAAAATGCCACATCATGTTTCGATAGCTTTGATCAATCCATTTTTTAAAATCAAACAGTATTTCTCTAACATCAGACCATTCGCATACATTATTTGTACATTTTGATTGAAATAATGGTTTCCCCTTATTAAAAATCCAATCAGTACCTGCTCTGGCTAATCTTGTACTATGATAATAAAAGCCACAATACCCAATTCCTGCTCCCGTCTTAGCTCTATGCTCACTAAACACCGCCCACGGAGTCATTTTTGTCGTCTTCGAGCGTCTCGAAGCACCAGAGGACGAGTGGTTCCTCCTCAGCTGTAGCTCTTTTTTGGACTCCGAGAATTTCACCCCATTCCGATGGCGATAGCTCTCGTTGCGCCGGATCGGGCTTCGACTCCGTGTCCTGCTCCGTTCCATTCCCCCAGATGCCTCGCCACTCCTCGTTGAAGAGTTGCTCCTCGCACTCATCTTGTGGTTGAGATGCCCACTTATCTAAAAATTCAGCACACTTATACGCTACCTCTTCGCTGACAGAAAGGCGGCGCTTCGTGGAAGACGAATGTGTACTTGTCGATGTCGACGGCTGTTCGTCTTCTGAATCCAAACGCCGTTTCCGCGGTGTAGTTGGTGGTGTTGCTAATAAAAATAAGTCGAAGTCAGCAATTGCACTTTGAAAGTCCGAAAGTAAGGTAGGTCGATATGTCATAGGTAACTCACCGTCAGCAGTCGAAGTTGATGGTATAGCAGGCTCAGCGCTACGATCAGAATGCTCAAGAGGAATATACCCGCCGCAAACAGAGCATAGACCAACTTCATGCAGAATGAAATCCTGTGTGTGAGATGCACACAATTTATTGAGCGGAAAGTCATTTGGTACCGCCTCCAAATTCCAAATATTCAAAAAACCGTCCAATGAAATTGGAAAGTTAGTTGCACACGTCAGCAGCCATTCGGCGACCTCTTGGACTGTGATCTCTCCAAAAGTTGGTGGTAATTGTTTCATTAAGTTGTACTGCACCACCCTTTCTCTTATCGGTTTGGCATGTACTGTATTAACCGAATTTCCACCAACGACAGAATAGATATCATTATTTGTAGATATGATAACTGGCGTTTGAGGAAGTAACATGGAATCTCTATGCTTTCGGTCGATTCGAAATTCAGTACCTCCTAAGCAACATTTGCTCTGTTCGACCCAGTCAGTATGCATTAAACATTCTTCCCACCAAATTACCAATTTTGCAGCTGCATCATTAAATATAAAATTTTTGTTCTGATGATTTACACATCCATATAATTTAACAGTATTTACAATTGCTTTAGCAAGATTTGTCTTTCCAGTACTAGCTGGTCCATAAAATGATATTGTATTTTGTTTACCAGCTTGTTTATGTAATACACAGCATATCCAATGTCCAACTTGCCATGGATTGTATCCTTGCTTATTTAGTAATTGAAATACCTTATTTTCTGGTTTAACCCCAGTAACTGAATCAGCATACCGTGCACTAATATATGTTAGTGCTGTGTGTTGCTGTGTGATTTTAATGTGTACCATTTGTAATAATTGTTCTAGTAGTCTACTACCACCTGGTTGAGACTCAATCATAATAACCATATCTGGATGTTTAGCAATTAAGTCCTCATATGTTAACAAATGTTCAGCAACACAGCGTTTCAAACAATCACACATTAGAGTTTCTCGTTTACTCATTTTAGTAGACGAGTGTCCCCCTGTTTTTGTCCATGTTGTTTTACCCACCTCAGGTAAGTCCATAAATGGGTCTCCCGAGAAGACTGGTTCAACAGACTTGTTCACCACCGTATTATTCAATGCTGTATGCAGTTGACGACGAATGAATGGATCAAGTGGAATTCCATTTACACGCGTATGCGCGTATGTTTTTTGATATGTCGCGAAAAATGCAGACGCAGGCGTATGGCGTTGTGGATCCATAAAAGTATAGCATTTTAAGTTCTTAGGTAATAAATAATTTGTGATGTATTCTGTAGCATCCACTCGACACGCATATGTATCTCCAGTAGCTCTGGCCTTATATTGTAAGATCGTACAATATTTAGATACATTTTCAGCCTGACATTCTGTGATAGCAGGGTCAATTGCAGCATAAAAGTCATTAGCTGGTGTCGGCCATATTGCGGAATCTTTATTCCGATTCATGGCGTCTTTTAAATCGCGAAAGAAATGGTAAGCGATGAGTTTAGTAGATGACTTAGCGTTATACTTGTTAAGACCTTGCCCGGCAGCGACAATGTGAACGTGCAAGTCCCGATCACCATGCTCGGCTTGAACAAAACTGCTAAAATCAGGGCTGGCAACGCTTTGTTTGATTCTAAAGACTTTAAAAATAGCATTGAAAGCTGCAAGAGAGATCTGCGAGCAGTAACCCTCATCAGGCCCATATCGATCGAAAAAGTATAGTTGCTCACCAGGACTGTCCATGTCAGGAATGTACCAGGTGTCGACTGTCTTGAGTAGGTCTCGATTGCCTTGGCTAAGACACCAATGTATATGCTCTTCATATCACTC